GGGAATTTGATGTAAACATATTCCTACATAACATATATGTCACAAAAGTCATACTAAATGTCCATCCATATTTAAAATAAGGTACTATTTTGTCTAAATGTTTCATTTTACCTCCGCATTTAGTGTTAAAAGTTACCGTCTGCAACCTGCATACATTGCAAGTTTAGACCATTACGCCACATATCTACAACTTGATTCCTATCATCAAATACATATTTAATATCATAGCGAGGTGCTACTTCTTTATTATATATATCATATTTAACATAGCAATCTTTACGATGATCACCTTTGTTGCGTAGTATCAACTCCCAACCTTTTATTGGCGATGGAGCATCTTGTCTATCAAAGACATATCTGTCAATCCACCATTTTGTTAGGTCATAAGCATTGTTGTGTACACTACGCTTACTTGAAAAGTTCACATTTTCTCTTGCTGATAGAAAGACTATATAACATTCTAAAGTCTTTGCTGTATTCAACAAAAGATCTATCACAGGTTGATTAGGTCTATCTTCATCAGCCTTGATATATTCGAAGGGAGTTCTTTTACTGAAATCCATCAGTGAAATAGTCCCATCCACGTCACATATTATTGCACGCTTCATATTTACTCCTCCTTATTAATATTCAACGGGTTCAAAATCGTCATCATCATGTGTTTGACTGTATTTTGCTTCCCAATATTCTTCTTGAGTTTTAAATCCATAGTACTCCCAAATAGGAAGTCTATGTTTTCTTATTACATCTAAATCTTTTAATGGTGGTGTTGATTTGCTATCATAGCCTAAATCTTTACCAACATTGTCTAACCAGTCCTGAATATGAGTTTTAATTTTGCTCATTTGTACATCCTCCATATTTTTAGTGGAGACGGTGAGAATTGAACTCACATCCATGTAGCTTACCAAGTTCATGGGCTCCCATGTCTAAACCTGTCGTCCCCAGGTGTTTCTATAAAACAAAAGACAGAAACAATATTAATAAAAACGTATGTATCATCAATAAAACCTTGATAATAAATAAATTCTTATTAATTGAAACCAAAGCAGCTCTGGTCTGCCTTAAAACCTTGACTTTTGAGTCCATAGGTCCTCCTTCCCTAAGTTATTATTTATTTAGGAAATTGTTCAATAGGTTGAGACTAAGCCTATCAATTGAGTGTCTTTGGAGATATTACCAGTTTTAGCTGTTCCCCTCTTTGTCCACCAAATGTTGCCAAATGGTATCACTCAAAGCTCAGTAGTTATAGACTACCACTCTTATCGGTTTGGTTATCTCAACAGGTACTAAGTTCTTAAGAAGATAGCGAGTCCTCAGAAGTACTGTTCACCATTAAACACATCACCCTTGCGAGGTAACATGCACTCTATTCACCGAAGTGTAGAGTATTAGAGCTCTTTGCTCCAAACCGTGCTATGAATTTTTGCTTTTACGTTTATCATTTATCTGATACGATATTTCACGCATTTAGTTAAGTGGAAACGAGGAATTTGTTGCATTGAGACCATAACATTGCTGCTTACTTGTCTTTTGGACTAGTAAATACAACACTCAATAGCTACATAAAATGACTGGTGATCATAATTACATGTTGTTTCAGGCATTCTTACTCCGTCTTAAGTTTCCCTAAGAACAGTAACCCTTACAATGGAGAACAGCCTAGCTACCACAGCTCAGCTTAAACTCCTTACTCTTTTTATCTATGAGGTGTCACCACCCGCAATCCAATTTCCCACATTGGATATTACCCACCTAAGCCTCTCAGCTGTCGCCCATGAGACGAAGACAGGTAACGATAGAGCTTGCATTTCTGGACCATTGCTGGCGCTACTAGGACTGTTTTTCCTTAATCCTTTCACTTTGGGTGTATTGCTACACTTATCCTTTAGACCGAAGTCTCAGACATAATGCTGCCTGTTTACCGAAGTAAATCTTTTGTTGCGGGAGACAGACTCGAACTGCCGACCTATTGGTTATGAGCCAATCGAGGTACCAACTCCTCCATCCCGCATTAAACTAAGCGGACTGCTGCACGGATCTCAGGTATGTCCTGTTACTCCTCTGCTACCGTAGCTCAGTGTTAAACACTATATGCTAGCCCTTATTTTGCATTGCCCAGGGTGGCATGTCCGCAGTAAACATGACTATAAATAGCCACGACAAGATTGACAAACACCTTATATTCAATGGGGATGGAACACACTACATACACCTCAAGTCATCAACTTGATTAGCGGTGATTAACCTTAAGAGTGTGAACTCATGTGCCATTAAACAAAGGTGTAAGTCTGGTATAAGTCCATATATATATTACCCAAAGAAGTATCCAAAGGCTATCTCATACGCTTGTCCATATGTGTCAGCTTTAAGAATGGGTACACCATATACATTGCCATTAGAATCACAAAACATCCAATGGTCTTCCGATAATCCAAGATACGACATATCTTTTCTCCTTATCATAGTTGTTAGTAAATAAATATTACATAAATAACATAAATACAACAAATAGGGGGAACTTGATGATTAGGACAAGGCGTCCCCCCACTTAAAACCTCTCCAAACAATACCGAGCAATTTTACGGATTCTTATTTGTACCATTTGCAACCTTACTAGCCAACTTAACATTTTCAGCCTGCAATTGCTTGATAGTTGCCATAGCAGTATCATTAGCTTCTTGCAATTTAACTATTGCGTTATTAGCATACTTAGGATCATCCACTATTTGTGATTGAACTGTACCCATTGCTAGGTTGATTAAATCCTCTGTTGGAAGAAATCTTAGTCTATCAGCAGCCAGTGTTTGAACTGAGTCATACATAACTTTAGTTAATGCCTGATTGTTCTCTAAGTTGATATTAGTATAGTTGCCACCACGTTTTCTAACGAAAGCTAGTGCCCTCCTATATTAATTACAAAAGAAAATAAACATCAAAAAAAACTACAAAAAACCAAATCAAAAATAACTAAAACACGATAGTGAATAATCCCCGTAAGGGGTGTCTCTTATTATATAACAGCGTATGATAAAATCCTTGTATTTTTAAAAGTTTTACAATAACTTATATTATGGATAATAAACATCAATCAATGAGTGTGACTTTTCAGATTAATTTCGAGACTCCTATCAATGACGACGAGATTACCGATATTATGAAGGAAGTAGACTTAACCTTAGACCATCCCCTAGTTAATAACATAATATTACGCAAACTATCTAAGTAATGCCCACTATACAAGTAACATGTTTAGGATGTGGAAGTATTACCTATGCTGTGAATTGCAAGTATAGATGTAGTATGTGTGGCTTTGAAGGTGGCTGAGCTGAGGTATCGAGCCAGGATGGCCCTAAAAAAAAGGAGAGAAAAGATGGCAAGAAAACTAACAAACAAAGAGATCACGTTAGAGTTGCAGTCAGCACATCAGAAGATAGAGCTGATTAAAAAGGTGATGATGAACTACATGCAAGCATTTGATATGTATGTAAGGTTTAAAGATGACGATATTATGTTTAAAGCATGGATAGATAAACAAACAGAAGCAGTTAAAGATGTCGTTAAAGATGCACCTGAAGAAGAACCTGTAAAATAGGATTGGTTGCACAAGCCGAATTTTGCAAAACAAATAATTTGCAAAATCGGTGTAACTACCTTATATTACGTAAGTTACAAGAATAAAAAAAAGTATTGTTTTTTAAAATAAAAGTAAGTAAACTAGTGTACTAGATTGTAACTAAAAGGAGGTGTTTATGGCTACTAAAGTTTATACTCTTGAAATAGTATATGATGATAAGACGGAAGAGATAGAACATATTAAGGAGTACATAACGGGAACTGAACCTCCTGCTTTTATACCAATGCCTGAAGAAATAGAAGTAGATGAGGATTATTGGGATATGAATTACAGCGGTGAGGTTGGTGAGGCATAATCATCAATTGCTGGCGCAATTGTCTTACTCGCTACGCTCGCGCAAATTAGAGGAGAGATATGGCACAATTAGATGGATGGAGTCTTAATGAAGAGCTTAAAGTATTAAAGGATAAGCTCAAAAGACATGAGAATATTATAGGAGCTCTTGCTGTTAAGGTATATGCCTTTGAAGATGCTTTAAAGGTAAGTGCTCAGAAAAAGACTACTGTAAAGAAGGTAAAAACAAATGGCAGAACTAAAAAAACTAGTAGCAAATAATTCTAGTGATAAATCTCCTAGAATGCATATTTGACCTTACGAAGGCACGCCACATCCAGTTGGGAAAAGGCATAAGGAAGCCCCTCAGGGCTCTACACATTGGAAGAATACTGAACTTAGAATTGGAAACCAGGTATATAAAGAAGGGCAGTAGTGCGCTTATATAAGGTTAACGGAGTTCAGCATAGGGTTTTTGAAGATTTAGAGGAAGTACCGAGCGATATTAGTGTAATCGAATGGAAAGATGCTGATGTCGGTGATTGGGTTAAAGCAGATGACGGATGTATTATCCAGATCCTTAGAAAAGGTAAGATGCTAAAGCCTAAAGGTAAGAATAGAATAGTTTATTATGTAGGCACCTGCACTGGAACATTTATAGCAGGTAAGAATAATAAGATGGATACTTCCAGGAGAGAGAATATATATTCTTTTTCTGGGTTTAAAGAAAATAGTGATGGTAGGAAACTTACAAAAAAGGAAGAGTTGTTTGTTTTTTATTTGTCTCAAGAAAAACTTAGCCCTGAAGAAGCTTACTTAAAAGCATTCCTCTCTTTC